TATAGAATATAGAGTTACCAGGTTCACCAGCAGCACCCCTGGCTAATATCTCCCAGTATGTGCTGTTAGTAGGCAGATGTCCCTTGCTTGGATCAGGATTCTTATACCTGTAGGTACACGTCTGACCTCCATCGGTATAGCTCACCTCATCACCCTTATAGTAGATGTAATTAGGATTGTACCCTCCACGGTACACTCCGATCTCTGAGGTATCTCCAGAATCAGAGAGCAAGCGCACGTTTCTCAGCGTCAGCTGTCCCCTTGCAGTCACATTCCAGTCTATCGAGCTGTGAGCGTCACCTATCCTGAATGCGTTGCCATCCAGATCCAGGTAGCAATAACCGTCTGATGTGACGATCTTACCAGTGGTGATAGTGTTTCCGTTGATCCTGGTAAAGCCATAGGTGGTTACGAAATCACGGAAAGCATCATCCTGGTAGCAGCTACCCAGCACACCCACCTGGAAATAGTAGTTATCAGGATCGCTTGTTTCCTCTGCTTTCAGTTGCTCCTGGGTAAGGTACCACGTACCGTTATTGCCACTCTTTGAGCATTTGGCAAACAGGTAGTAGCCTCCACTCTCTGCCAGGGTGAAATCCTGGGCTGATATGTTCCAGTTCCTTACTCCCTCCTCCTGGATCGTAAGGTGTGAGAGCACACAGCTGGAGGCAGAAAACACATTAGGATTGCCATTCTTGTTTGCCTCCAGGATAGCACCAGTGAGGATAAACTGCTGGCTCTTTGAGCCAACAGTGAGCATATTGGTGTCAATACTGAGAGGTCTGATGTGCTCAGGATCGAAATACCCATCTGTGTCATAGATCATATTCCTCAGCTCCTCAGTGGTACGCCATCCCCTTTTTGCCCTGGTAAGATCCTTAATGCCAGAGGCGTTGATGATCGTCTCATGTCTGCCTACATCTATCACAGCCTGGGTTGCAACAGCTATAGCCCATGTGTCGGAAAGGGTGATATTGTAATCCTGTCTCACCAGGAGGTTGCGCTGTACGTTGGTGATCCTGATACTCTTTTCAATACCGAAACGTGTATCACGCACAGGAGCGTAGTCACCGACCTTGAATATACAGGCAGTGGCATCACTCGGAGTATTCTCCATGAAATACATCCTGTCAAACTCCAGGCTGTACTTTGCCTTAGCCTGTCTGATCTCGTTGAAATCCTGGATAGCCTCATACCAAAGATCCTCCTCAGCATCATCCTCATAAGCCTTAGGCAGGTGAATGTCTGTGATCTTATACTGATCTCCCACACCTATACGGAAAGCATCCGTATCTACTGTAGGAGTTACCAGACCTCGCTCATCCTGGAATGGAATGATGGTAAACTTACGCTCTGAGTGATTGTAGCCGTTCTTTAGCTCCAGTTCAAACTTCTGTCCTGACAGCTTACCAGAGATAAACGTGATCTTAGCAGAAACACCAGCGATCAGGTATTTAGTGTTTCCGCTGGCATCTGTCTCTGCCAGGTCAAAATCCATTGTGCTATCAATGAAAGAGTTTACATCCAGCACTTGCTGACCTGTCTGTTTGTCTGTCTTATATGCCAGGGCTGTAACCTCACCTGTACGCTTTGGGTAGATGTTATCGTAAGAGTTGGCATCCTCATCCGTTCCCAGCTTTGCAGCCAGTTCAGCATCCTCCAGATACCTCTTTGTATCATCGTCAATACCGATCATTTCAGTACCAGCCTCTACCACCGTTCCATCCCTCAGGGTGTGGGCATGAGCATTGAGCCTCTTAGGATAAGGCAACTGGAGTGCTCCAGCATAGTCCCTGTACTCACTCCTGATATTCTTAATGCCACCCTCTACCCAGAGCCTGGTCTTGATGGTCTTATCATCCACCTTTTCCTCTTTCAGGGTGTACACGCCATTTCCTTTGCCCCACTCAAAGAAATCACCACCACCAGGAGGATTCACTAAGGCACCAAACTTGCCTATATGGATTGTGCGCACACCATTATCCTGTGTGATCTGGAAATCCAGATTGAAATTTTCCTTGCTACAGAGATCCTGGAGCGTTTTCAGGCAGTTCTGCCTGTTGAACGATATAGTCTTTGCCTCAGTGTCTGGGCAATTAGCAACATCGAATTGCCAGATACCATGATAATCCCTCTCCAGGTTGTATATGAGCACCCTCATAAAGTCTTTCATGGTGTATGTGAGAGTAAAAACGCTTTTGTCACTCCTACCGTTTACATCGGTATTCCTGTAGAGCGTTTTCATCAGCTCATAGATCACACCATAGAATACAGGCTTATAGTTATAGTGGTTATCAGATACTTTCTCCCTGTTTACAGTTGTACGGATGCTGTACTCATCCCCATCAACAATGATCTTATCACCCTTATCAAATGTGATAAGATCAGAGCTGACAATATCCAGGGTGACAGTATCATCACCCATCAGAGAGACGCTTTGCTGTGCTGACCTGACAGTGCAAAACGGCTCCTGTGAAAACAGAGGGATGGTTTCACCGTTCCTTTTTATTAGTGTAAGTTCTCCCATAGCATTATCTCATTTGTCGAAAACGCCTCAATATCTTCTATTACTCCAGTGATCACGATCTCATACTCACCCTCTTGCTCATAGGTGTGCTCAATGGTGCGGTTAGTACCAGACACGTTGAATGTGTGGGTACCATCACCCCAGTAGATGTTAAGCAGCTTGGAGCTGGTGACAGTAATAGAGCTGCCAGATCCAGCATTACCCACGTGTTTCAGGATGCGTTTCACTGGCTCATCCTCCACCAGTTTCAGCCTGAACGTGCCTACCATTGCACCAGGATTGTACCTACCCCATTTCTTCTGAGGATCGGCATCCTGGATGCAGACTACCTCATAGCAGAGAGGCTTGGAGATACCAGCGTACTCCACTTTCAGGCGGTGTGTGCCATCACCGTCTAAGGCTGCAAAGAACTCGTTTACCCTGGCAACATACTCATACCTACTCCTTGCCTCAATAAAGCAATCCAGCTGTATGTTACGTTCCTTGAAACGTGGTCTCTGCTTATCCCTGACAATACCGTGATAATTCTCCCAGTCCACTGTCAAAGCCTCCTTACGTGCAAGCCTACCAGCCAGTCCAGTGCTGCCACTGACAAACACGCCATACTCTTTCATGTTCACACCATCCAGGTAGTACTCCACATCATCAGACTGCTTGGAGATCATCAGGATCTCTGCCAGGCTCTTAGCCACATTGTAGATCCTCGCCTCATCAATCATGGCATAGCTGCCTGTGATATTAGGATCATTGACTGAGAAACCTACAGGCGTTCCTGGTAGCTTATCATCCCAGATCTCCAGCCCATCACGATAGACAGAGAAATTGCTGCCTTTCTTCACAAAAGCCATTGTGAGGGATTTACCTGGTGTAACCTGTAGCCATTGCTCCCTGTAGTTATTGACACCAGAGAAATTCAGCAACCATCCCAGGGTAGTCTCAGAGGGCACCAATACCAGGTAGATTGTGAAATCAGAGCTGAAAGGGATCACCTGAGAGGATAAAGCCTCACCAGCACCATTCAGAGAGAGAGCCTTACCAACAGGCACCTTTTCCAGTGTTGCACCGTTTGACAGCTGGGCATCTGCACGTCTGATCGAGAAATCGTAGGCTACACTGCCATCTGGATCATTGAAAGGTAGCCAGAGTATCAAATTTTTGTCTATCATATCAGTAAGTATTTTTATGTTTATATTCAAGTTGGATCCCAGATCCGTTACACTCCACCTGGGCATCACCATACACATTCACAAACACCTTTGCATTAGTTCCAGCCACGGCTAAATAAAGGTGTGAGTTATCGAAAACGTCTATAGTCACGTTGGCAAAATCCTCCACGTTCACAGCTGCCTGAGAGGTGTGCCTGACAAACAGCCTGGAAACGCTGTAGCCTGTGTATTTCAACAGAGCCTTACACTCACCATTGAGCACAGCATTAGGCAGATTCTCTTTGATCACCTCATCATCGACAAAGCCACCGTAAGGCTCTGCCTTACCCTTGAAATTCTGGCGCATAAACTCCAGTGTAGGGTAGTCATTCTTGACACAGAAATCTATGCCTTTGATAAATAGTTTCACCAGAGCCTCAATATCTCTGCTACCCTTTAGTTTCAGCTGATAAAGCTGGCATAAACCCTTTGTCACGCCATCAGCCCTGAGTTGGTTTACAAGTTCTTTCTGTTCCATATTATGCTATACCTTGTGAAAGTAATGAGCTACCACTGTTCCTGATAGCCTGTAATTCCGTTTTGATACCTTTGAGCTCCGAGACGGTGTTTGCCGTATTCTGGCTGATCCGTGCCTGGTAGATCAGAATAGCCCTCAGCTGGGCTGTCTGGTCTGCCTGGTTGATGATAAAGGCATTGAGCCTACCAGCAATAATGCCACCTGTATCTTCGCTCATACTCATCACAGCACCAGTGAGAGGATCCGTATTCTCCTCCACATCCTTGATCCAGTCACCAATACCCTCCAGAGCCTGGTTAAAGAGGTTTCCAGCCTGGTTTACCATAGTGGTGAAATGCTGCCTCTCAGTATCTGACAGAGAGCCATCACGCAAAGATTCACCCAGGTACTCTACAGCATCGTTGATACCCTTTGCCAGGAACTGACGCTTTAGGGATTCAACAACAGCCTTTTTCAGCACCTCCTTAGTCTTTTCACCCAGAGCCACTGCTGCATCCTCACCCTGGCAGTAGGCATCCACCAGAGCATCGGCAAACTCATCAATGGCAGACTTAACATCGGTACCAGCTAACAGCTCTATCTCCTGGCGGTGTAGATCCTCTATCTGCTGGTCTATATCCTTGATGTTTTCCTCCCATTTCTGGATCTGTCCCCAGTCGGTATCTTTCTTATCCTTTTCAGCCTCTATCTGCTGCCTGATAAGATCCTGCTGCCTCCTGAGGTTTTCTTTCTGCACCTCAAACAGATCCAGACTGTCACCAGTATTCTTGACTTTCTCCAGGGTGTACTGGAGCTCTTTGATCTGCTTGTTATATTCTGCAACCTTTCCTAATTGCCATAGCCCAGAGGCTGCTGCTGCCTGTTGCTGTAATGCAGCAATCTGATCCTCCACAGCCTTAACCCTCATCCTGTAGGCTTGCTCCTCCTCATCAGTGAACTCCCAATAGGTGTGTGACATCACATTCTGGAGGCGGTTGAAAGCACTACCCAGGCTGTCAATCTGCCTCTGGTAGCCCTCAATCTCCTCCTGGAGCTCATCATCATTATTGAACAGGGTAGCGATCCACTGGATAGCGGAAAGAGCCATAGAGATTGCAGCCAGTATAATAGAGGCTTTTTCAGCTGTCATGATAGCTGCTGCCATAGCAATACCAGCCTGGGTAACACCCATGATCATATCCATTGTAGCCTTACCGTTATCACCGATCAAGTCACCCAGTACGGAACAGCTGCTTATAGCATCATTAACGAAATCAAAGCATCCCTGTGTAGCGTTACTCAGGTCTTTCCAGTCTGTCTTGATCTGCTTTGATGTTTTCTTGGATCCATCCTGCTGTTTTTTGAATACATTGGTAAGAGCTGTTCCCAGAGCCTTGAATGGGTTAGTGTCGAGCACTTTCTTCTTTGCCTCATCCAGTTTATCCATCACTGCTTTCAGATCGGCTGGATTAAGTTTCAGATCCGCTGTGCTCATCCTCTTACGGATGTCGGCTATCAGCTTTTCTATTTCAGTAACAGTCAGGGAATCCAGGTCGCTAAACAGGTCTTTCCAGCTGTCTGTCTGCATCAGCATCTGTGCATTGAGGGCTGAAAGAGCCTCAGCCTCTGCCTGATTGATCTGAGCCAGGCGTTCTGCATCACCCTGTTTCATAGCCTCGTTTCTCAGTAGCGTGTACTCCTGGGTGATAGACAGCTTTTTCTCCTCAAAGGTACGATAGTTATTCAGCACCTCATCAGATACCTGTTGGTTAAGCTCTGTTTCCTGGTTTTCCAGGCTGTAGGCTGCTGCTGCTGCATCATCCTCATTGAGGTGGAAATCACCACGTGCAAGGCGATCTTTCAGATCCTGGACTGCCTGGAGCTTTTCAGCAAGCGTCTGAGCCTGACCTACAGCCCTCTGGAGGCTTTCCTTGAACTGATCCATAGCTGTCTTATTGCCAGCTATCTCATCTTTCTGGAGCTTTAGGGCATTGAGGGCATTGGCATCACCATCGGTAAACGTGCCAGTTGCCTGTTTAGCCTCCAGATCAGCTATCTGCTTATTCACCCAGGATGTAAAGCTGGATCCCTCAGCAATGAGCGTTTTGAAATGGCTGTCAGCAACCTCCTGACCTACATTCTTTACCCAGTTGAAATATGCCTGGTACTGCCTTTTCTTATACTCTATCTCTCCATCAAAGAGCTTTGTACTCTCAGTATCGTAAGACTGCTTTTCCAGGTTTCTCCTCTCCTGGAAAGCTGCTCTCTCATCAGCGGACAAACCCCCTTTCTTACCAGCCCTCTTATAGGCATTCTCCAGCTCTTTCTCCTCTTTGTTGATACGATCCAGAGCCTCCTGGTGCTGGAGATCCAGAGCTGCCTTTCGCTTAGCATAGCCCTCCTCCATAACCTGGATCCGTGCCTCCTCCAGCTTACGCTGTGCCTCCAGTTGTTTCTGTGCAAGCTGTTCCGCACTGTTCGCAGCACTGCCAGAGCCACCAGAGCCTCCCCTACCTGTTTTCTTGGTAAGGTTATTCTTATCCATTTTCTCCTGGAGCTGTAGGATCTGCTTAGCATTCTCAGCACGTTTCTTGTTACCATACTCCAGTGTGGCATTCTCCTCCCTGAGAGCCTTGATCCTGGCTTGTATTCCCTCATCAGTATTGAGGTTATTGGTCTTAGTGGTGACAGCACCATTGAGCTGTGCCTGGAGCCCTAACAGCTCCTGGAGTTTCGCTTTGAGAGCGTCTAACTGGCTTGGATTGGTCTTAGGATCAATGATCTTAGCATTGAGCTTATCAATCTCATCCTGGTTTTCCTTGATCTTCTTATCCAGATCCTCAAAGCTCATTTCAACATAGTTGGTGCTCTCCACAACAGGAGTAGCATCCTTAGGTGCAAGGAATTTACTGAGTGTATTATTGGCATCCTCAACTGCCACGTTCATTTCTTTAGCTTTGGCGATCTGATCATTGAGGTAGTTTTCCACATGGTGCTTAAAGCCCTTAATCTCTGCATCAGTGGCACCAGTAGCCTCCTTTGTCTTTTGCAGTATTAACTCCACCGTCTTATTGAACTGATCAGTAGTTTCACCATCGGCATCAGCAATGAGTTTTGCATTTTCCTCAACGATAGAACGGATGGCATCCTGTACATACTCTTTCATATTCTGGATGCTCTCAGCATCAGCCATAACATGGATAGTGTAGGTCTCACCGTAATCATTTACCTCACGTGTTTTACCAGTATCGTACTGTGCGTGCTCCAGACGATTAGTAAATTTTTCAAATGCCTCATCAGATGCTTTGATGTAATCCTGTACGGCTTGCTCCACATACTTACCCTTGATCTTCTCAGCTGTAGTTTCCTGGATGGCTTTGGTAAGCTCATGGTATTTCAGCTTTTGCTCATCAATGGTGGCATTCTCATCCAGCAATGTCTTATTGTACTCCTTACATACGGCATTCACCTTATCAATGGCATCCTTATGTGTCTTTGTCTCTTTGTCAGTACTCTGGAGAACGGCAAAAAGCAGATTGAGCTGGTCGATCTCCTCTTTGGTTGTTTTCTGGAAATCCCCCATCACATCAGCTGCCTCCTCCTCCTCGTTTCCAAAGAGCGTAATGGCAGAAATAACAGTGCCAATGATCGTTACCAGCCAGCCGATAGGATTAGCCAGCATGGTAGCCCAGAGAGCCCTGAGAGCCATTGTTGCCTTAGTGGTAGCCACGCTAAGGAAATTGGTGGCTGTAGTCTGTACTGTCTTAGCTGCTGTGTCTGTCTGGGATGCTACAGTGGACTGCCTGGTGGCTGTAGTCTCCAGGATCTTTTTCTTTGTGTGGAAATCGGTCTGAGCTGCCAGGGCTGCTTTCCTGGTTATTGCCTGGTTATCCTGTGCTGCCTCCAGCTTTTTCTCTGCTGTTGCAATGGCAGTGGCATCACCAGTCTGCTTTGCCCAATACACCTCATAGCGTGCTGCCTCAGTACGCTGCATGGCTGCTACTGCTGCTGCCTTTGTTGATTCAACCCTCCTGGCTGCTGCTGACACATCAGCACGCATGGCATCCAGGGTAGCGGTGGTGTTTGCTCTCTTAGCCAGTACCTCCTGCTCCAGGGCTGATCGGTATATGGCACTGTTGGCACTCAGATCCAGCTTACTTACAGTCATTCTTTGCTCAACGGAAAGAACGCTCATAGCTGCTGCCTCATAGCCCTCTGAGCTGGTTGTGAGCCCCAGGTTAGATATATACTCCTGCTGCTGGGCTGTGAGTAAGCTCTGGATGGTGGCTATCCTCAGGTTTTTCTGGATGGTAGCAAGCTCCTCTGCTGTGAGCTCCTTTTCCAGAGTGGCAATGTGAGCCTCCTGAGCTGCTTGCATGGCTTTGGTCTGGGCTGCAACCTGGCCTGTGGCAACTGCCTCAGCTTTCATCAGTCCGATCTTAGCCTGTCTTACCGTGTTGTCGATCAGGGCAACACCAGTGTAACCCTTAGTAGCAAGGGTGTTGAGCACAATGGCTGCTTTGTATGATCCGTAGGATATAACAATAGCCTCCAGAATATCCAGGATCTTCTGGTAATTCTCCACCAGGTAGGTAGCACTGCTGATAGCACCAGCAAATACATCCTGGTTAGATGTGCCTATATCATTCAGCATACCATCCCAGGCATCCTCCAGATTGGAGATCATACCTGTAAGGGATGCTGACTGCTTTTCCATAAGGTTGTAGAACTGACCACCAGCATCCGTGAGGCTGTTGATCACCTTTTCTACATCAGGGAATCCGATCTTACCAGCGGAAACCATATTGTTGATCTCCTCAGCTGTAACACCGTACATCTTAGCCAGCTCCTTAACCAGAGGAATGCCACGCCCTGTGAACTGCCTAACATCATTTGCATAGAGCCTACCCTGTACCATTGTGGTACCATACAGGTAAACTATATCATTGAGAGGAATAGAGAGACCTGAGGCTATGTTTCCCAGACGTACCAGGGTATCATTCACCTTGTCAGCTGCCTCACCATAAGCGAGTAACTGTTTTGCACCTGAGGCAACACCCATCAGGTCAAAAGGCGTGTGGGCTGCTGTGTCTATCATCTGATCCATCAGAGCCTTTGCCTTTTGCTCGTTACCCAGCATGGTACCAAAAGCAATCTCCAGCTGCTGGAATTGTCCCCTAACCTGTACTATGCTGTTTAGTAAGCCAGTCATTCCCTGTCCTACCAAATAGGCTTGAATATACATGGCACCTTTCTGGGCAAAGTCCAACATACTTTGCTCCATAGCCTCAGCCTCCATCTGGATATTGGTGGAAACCTGCCTTATATGCCGATCCATTGCATCAGCCGATACGTTGAAATCGTCTATGTCTAAAGTGGCTGCAAACCCCAGCCCTCCATTAATATTCTCCATTACAAATTATTTTGAATAAAGTTTCTTATATCTTCTTTAGATGCAAGTTTCTGAGGTACTATACCGCCATTATCATCCTCCTCAGAGGATTCTGTATCAAGGATCCTGGCACTGTCAGCAAGAATCATCTGCACGTTCATCCAGGATATTTTCCAGAGCAAGTAGTCATAAGTCCATCCGTATGCTTTACAGATCTCTCCACGGCTACCCCACGGACTGTTAAGCCCTATTACTCTACCAGATCTGCCCTGTCTTTCGGTTTCGTTGTCCCGATCTCCCTTATTGATCTGATAGAGGACGTAAAACCCCCAGCGTTCATCATCTGGCTTATCACGTCTGCCAGCCTTTTGAGCCTGGAAACATTAAGGTGCTCCACAAAGAACTTGGAGAGAGCCTTAACCTCCTTGCTGTCTGTGTCAGCCACGGTGGGATTGTTGAGGACTGCAACAGCAGCGATCTTTGCCACCAGAGGGATATACTTGAACAGCTTTTTGGTTTCCTGGATCGGCTGATCCTGGATCAGCTCCTCATCAAACTCAATCTGTAGGTAGAGCTTTCTGAGACAGTCAATGGTACCCAGGTACAGAGGCTTGATAACAAAGTTCCTGACGTACACATCTTTCATCCTACCCAGTTCTGGATCTGGCAAACTCTCAACGCTCACATTCCAGTCCTTAGGGATTCGCTTATCCCTCCACACCTTGACGTGGTTAGGAAAGTGTTTGTTCCACCACAGGATCCTCTTAGGAGGATTCACTGGGTTAATCTTCAAAGGCACAGAGAATTTCACGCCCATTTCGATCAGAGCGTTTATAGCTTTCTCCTCCAGCTCCAGCTGTTGCTCTCTGGTAAGCTCCTCTGTTACTTTTTCCTTGTTTTCTTCCATAATGCTTTCTGTTTAATGAAAGAAAGCCCCCTACCAGGGGATAGGAGGCTTTCCAAAGTAATGTTTGGATGAGAGAGGTTTAACCCTCTTGACCGTTACCACCAGCGTTTACGGTGTAATTCTCAGCATACGTCACAGCGAGGGTAGGATTAGCCGTTACATCCAGGAGGGTGATACCCTTTTTGGAGTAGGTGGTGTTCTTTTTGGCAGACACAGACGCACATGGGATGAGGAGTGTATCACCAGCATCAGGCACGATCACGAAAGCCATTTCGATCTGCTCAGCAGTCTCAGGCTCTGTGTAGGTCTTTTTCGCTGGATCGTAGTTACCACCCTCAAAGTCTGCACGCTCCTGCTTGCTCGGATCCATGATAGAGAAAACCAGGTCGCTACCCTCCTTAGTTTTCATCACGATCTTCTTTGAGCTGGTTTCTGACTTGTGCTCAGTAAGGGTAGCATCCTTATCCACGAAAGAGCACGTGTCCTGGTAAACATCTACAGGTGTCATACCAGTGGTGGGAACCTTTGAACGATCAGTGTCGTTTGCACCCCATTTCTTGTAATAGAGGGCTTTAATGCCCATAGTTGCTAAAACTGGCATAATCTTTAGTTTTAATTGTTATACATTATTCTTTTGTCTTACGGTTATCTCCAGGGCTATAGAAACAAAGTGCTCATCATGTCCTTGCTCTTTCATAGGTGGATTGATCAGACCTATTGACCAGTTCCAACCCTCCTCCACCTGAAAGTGGTTTTTCAGAGCGTCTATAACAGCTTTCTTTAGCTCTATCAGCCTGGGAAAGTTCTTTCTGTAAACAGTGTTCGGCTGGATCGTGTTGCTTTTCAGATCAGGCACATGGATATTGATATTGATCTGACCGTTTCTCACCGATCCCTCACCCTGGATGGTGCGAGGGATGATGATAATACCATCAGTGGCATAGTCTGATCTCTCATAGTCTATCTGATTGTCTGGATCAGACAGCAGAGAGTTTATCTGAGCATCACCCAGGAGGGTGTCCCTGACTACTACAGCTATTTCCTCAGTTGTTATCATTTGCCAAATAATTCAGTTGCCTTTTTGTTTGCCAGATCTTTCAGCCTCTGGATGGTTTGTGGAAAATCGCTCATTGCTTTAAGCTGGGCTGGCAGAATAACATCGTACCCTTTAGCCTCTACATAGGCAGCGTAATTCATTCCTGCTACAATGATGAGTGAGAAAGAGTTTGTGAGCTTTGCAGCCATCTGTTGAGCCACTTTCAAGCCCTCAGCAGCTCCCTCTCCAGGCTGGATTTCCCCACCATAGGTAACAATCTTTCCTTGCTTTACCACGGCATAGCCTATAGAGTTTGTGAGGTTGCCTGTCTGATCGGTATATGTGTGGTGATCCTTAGCGTACTTTGCAAGCTCCTCACCTAAGTACTGGAGCTGAAACACAGTAGCTTTCTCCAGGCGTTCCTGAAAGGCTTTCACCTGACCTGCCACAAAACCGTCACCAAACGTAGGCTTTATCCCCATAGCTCAATGTATCTCCTGTTCTGGTTATCCACGCCCTGGATAGTGAAACGATCCACACTACCATCCTCCATCGTTATCTCCACAATGGTACCAATGCGAAAGTCACCATCATGGAAAGGTCTCTGGATAAACAGATCCCAGGTATAGGAGTGGATTTGCCCATCCGTTCCCTGGATCTGCTTTGCTGGTATGTGTTTGTCGATCTGGCACCTACCGCCATCAGCCCATGCACCATCACCCCCACCAGTCAGAAAACCAGTCTTGGGATCCTTTGTCGGCTCCTGAGCGTTTTTGTATCTGAAAGTGCCATTGTACCTACCCATAGCTTACCATCTGTTAGATCCATCCTCAACTGTAGGAACTCCCACAAAATCCTCCAGGTCGTTCTCATCTGCCAGTTTCTTAATGCGTTTCTCCAGCTTTTCAACCTGGTAGCCTTGTGAGCTTTTACCCTGGCTGTCAGAGGAGAGCACAATGAGCTTTCTGAGCACCATGATTGCAGCCTTAGCGATCTGCTTTTTATCAGCAGCTGTGTACTCCTCATCGGAGTTATCCACACCAGCGTCTTTCAGGCTCTTTGTCAGAGCTGCTGGGCTGGCAGTGTACGGCTCCAGCTCACCGATCAGAGCATCATATTTTGTGAAAGTTCCCATAGTCTTTACTCTGTTACGTTAAGTTTCTCTTTGAGGGCATTAGCCTGTTCCTCTGAGAGCTCCCCGATCTTCTTAGTGAGACCGTTTACACCAGCGTTAGGTGCTACAGCTACACCAGCAGCGATCAGAGCATTCTTGATCTCCTGAGGATCATACTCCTTACCATCAAATGCTACCTTACCTGGTGTTACCTCGTTACCTTTGCCATCGGCTCCAGCACCATTAGCACCAGCACCGTTAGCATTCTCCTCAGGAACACCCACTGTTTCAATCTTAGCCAAACCACGCTTGACCAGATCGTTTACCCTGGAGAGATCATCCGTTTCCAGATGATCCCCAGGATTATAGATGGTCATGTGATCTGACTTATCCCTGAATTGCTCCACTACCAGGAGCACAAACAGGATAGAGGTTGTGATCAGCTTTTTCATTTCTTTACTTATTAGTTGGTTAGACGATTAGCCCTCAGGCACTGTGTCCTCAGTAGGAGCTACGCTGTTTTCGTATTCGTACTTAGTCCAGTACATACGCTCATTACCGTCCACGTCAGGCACTGCCTTTTCAGTAATGCCACGTACCTGGAGGCAGATGATAGCATCAATCTCAGTGATCAGAGGCAGCAGACGTGCCGATCCCTGAGTGTACTCAGCAGCTACCTGGTTGGTGGATTCACCTGTACGCCACTTAGCGATACGAATACCGTTACCAGCGTTCATGTAGTCCACGTTCTCCTCTTCCATCAGCTCATTATCCTCAATGGCTGGCTGGATCTCACCAATCTTACCCTCTGGCTTGATTGCAATGAAGTTGTGGTTCCAGGGTTCCAGGGTCTTACGGACACCATCACGGTCAATGGCGAACTTGCGGGTAATAATGGTGACTTTGGGGATCTTATTCTCTGCCAGCAGATCCTCCATTTCACTCTCCTTTACTGTCTGAGCCTGTTTGTCGCTACCATGAGCCAGGAGACGTGTAGTAGCATCCATTTTCAGCCAGAAATACAGATCCTGGCTCATCAGGATCTCACCAGGCTCAATACCACGGTTGCGGAGATCAGCACAGATCATAGCCAGCATCAGGATAGGCTGTACCTTACCAGCTTTGGTGTTGGCGGTAGTCCAGTTGAAAGCGGACATGAGCTTGTTCTGCTCACCCATCAGGTAGTCCACCTCATACTTGCGACCTCCAGGGTTGTTCACGTCAGGAGTGAACTGGCAGACACCCCAGTTACTCCAGGCAGTAAGGGTAATGAAGTCCATCACATCCTTGCAGCCCAGATAAGCATCCTTCATGTCACGTTTCAAGGTCTTTTCGATTTGCCTTACCTTGTCTGCCTCTTTCAGCCTGGGGTTCTCGTAAATCTCCAGGAGCTTACGGTATTCCCTGGCTGGCATCGGGAACTTGTGACCCACACGTGGGATCTCCTTAGTCCAAATGTCGAATCCGTCTGAACGTCTCAGAGGGGTTGGGCTTTCATCACCCAGCAGGGTAGCCATGAAACGGATCCTGTATTTGCCAACAATAGCCTCAGCTGTCAGGCTCATCTGGGGAGTGTTCCATTCAAACACTCGTCACAGTACAT